TGATGGCCATGCGAAACGCTGGGATCCGGCCGAACTGACTATGTGGGACCTAAGCTGCAAAGACTGGGAGGACCGCATCCGGTCCGGCCGCAGCTTGGTACCCACGCTGCCACTGTTTGAACGCGAGGCCGCCGAGGCGGTGGGGTTCTTCGACGCCCTTCGGCTGCCAGACGTCCCAGGAACACCGCTGCTCCGTGAGGCCGCCGGCGATTGGTTCCGCGACATTGTCGCCGCACTGTTCGGATCCCGCGATCCGGAGACCAACACCCGGCATATCCGCGAGGTCTTCAACCTGGTGCCCAAGGGCAACAGCAAGACGACCTATGGTGCGGAACTGATGATGACCGCCATGCTGATGAACACCCGGCCAAGGGCGGAATATCTCTTCATCGGCCCGACCCAGGCGATTGCGGACCTTGCCTACAGCCAAGCCGTCGGCACGGTCGAGCTCGATCGGGAGCTGGGCAAGCGCTTCCAGGTCCGGGAGCACCTCAAGGAGATCGTCGATCGCGTCACACACGCGAAACTGAAGATCAAGACCTTCGACCTCGACATTCTGACAGGGCCACGCCCCGTCGGTGTCCTGCTCGATGAATTGCATCTGCTGGGCAAGCACGCCGCCGCAGGAAAAGTGTTGCGGCAGCTTCGCGGAGGCCTCGAAAAGAGCACCGAGGGATTCCTGGTGATGATCACCACTCAGTCCGACCAGCCGCCGGCGGGCGTGTTCAGGGAAGAGCTGAACATGGCCCGGGCGGTCCGCGATGGTCGCTTCGCCGGGCGAGTGCTGCCGGTGCTCTACGAGTTCCCGGAAGATATCAGCCGCCCCGTGCGGGCGAACGAGATCCCGGCCTGGTACGATCCGGACACGTGGAAGATGGTCATGCCGAATCTCGGCCGCTCGCTGCGGCTCGATAGCCTGCGGCAGGACTGGGAAGCGGAAAAGGTGAAGGGCGATCACGCCATCCAGGTGTGGGCGTCGCAGCACCTCAACATCGAGATCGGTCTCGGCCTCAAGGTCGATCGCTGGCGCGGCGCCGACCATTGGCCCAGTGCCGCAAAGCAGGGCCTGACGCTCGAGGGCCTGATCGAACGCAGCGAGGTCATCTGCATCGGCATTGACGGCGGCGGTCTCGACGATCTTCTCGGCCTCGCCGTGCTCGGCCGCGAGACCGACACCAGGCGCTGGCTTCTCTGGAGCCGAGCCTGGGCCCACCGGATCGTCCTGGAGCGGCGGAAGAGCGAGCAATCCGTATTCGCCGACCTCGCGGAAGCCGGTGACCTGGTGATTGTCGACGACATGGAGGTCGCCTTCGCTGAACTGGCGGAAATCGCCGAGCGGATCGACGCCGAGGGCCTCCTCGCCTCCGTCGGCCTCGACCCGATGGGCGTCGGCGCCATCGTCGACGCGCTCGCCGATCGTGGCATTGAGGGCGATGATCGCGTTCGTGGCGTCCAGCAGGGTTGGACGCTCAATGGTGCGATCAAAACCGCCGAGATCAAGCTGGCAAACGGCACTCTGCAGCACTGCGGCCAGAAGCTGATGGACTATGCGTTGCAGAACGCCAAGATCGAGCCAAAAGGCAATGCCATCACTATCACGAAACAGACGTCAGGCGCCGGGAAGATCGATCCGCTCATGGCCATGTTCGACGCCGTCGTCCTGATGAGCCGCAATCCGGAGGCGCTGCGCAGCGTCTATGCCAGCCACGGGTTGCTGGTGATCTGATGTCGGTCTGGTCGCGTATCCGCGGCGCGTTCGGAGCGCAGAAAGATGTCGCACCGGTCGGCGCCGAGCTGTGGGACGCGTTCGAGGGCTGGGGGCTGTCGCTCGCCGGCGTCAACGTGAACAGCTACTCGGCCCTCACCCATGTCGCGGTGATGGCCTGCACGGCGATTCTGTCGGAGGACGTCGCGAAGCTGCCGGTGACGGTCTATCGGAAGACGAAGGGCGGCGGCCGTGAGCCGTTCCCTGGCCATCCGCTCTCGAAATTGCTGCTGCGGCCCAACGCCTGGCAGACCCGGTTCGAATTCATCGAGATGATGCAGGCCGCGCTGGTGCTGCGCGGCAACGCCTACGCCGTCATGTTGCGCGACGAGCGCGGTGCCGTCCAGCAGATGGTGCCGGTCCATCCCGACCAGGTCACCATCTACGAAGCGCCCGACGGCCAGTGGTTCTATTTCATCACTCGCCGCGGCTTGCACGAAATGGCGGTGCTGCGGGACGAGCCGCTGATGATCCATTCCGACAACGTCTTCCACCTCCGGTGGATGGCGTCCTGGAACAGCCTGCTCGGCCTGTCGCGAATCCAGCTCATGCGGGAGGCCATCGGCCTGTCGATGAGTCAGGAGCAGATGAGTTCCCGGGTTGCCGGCAGTGGCGCCCGGCCGTCCGGCATCCTGACCACGGAGAACAAGCTCGGCAAGGAGGCGCGAGAGAACCTGGCGCTGGCCTGGCAGCAGGCGCAGGGCGGCATGCGCAACGCGGGCAAGACGGCGGTACTCGAGCAGGGCCTGAAGTGGCAGGCGATGGGCATGACGCTGGTCGATGCCGAGTTCATGGCATCGCGCCAGTTCTCGCTCGAGGATATCTGCCGCGGCTTTCGGGTGCCGAAATACAAGCTGGGCATCGGCGCCGACGGACCTGGATCGTCGCTCGTTCAGCAGGACCAGGACTATCTCAACAACGTCCTCTCGTCCTACTGCGAGCGCTGGGTCGCCAAGCTCGAGCGGGAGTTCGGCATCGATGGCGCCGAGTTCTTCGTCGATTTCGACTACAGCCACTTCCTGAAGGCCGACATCACCAGCCGCCTGAACGCCCTGCGCACCGGCGTGTTGTCGATGATCTACACGCCGAACGAAGCCCGCGAGGCCGAGAATCTCGGCCCCATCGATGGCGGCGACACGCTCTATCAGCCAACCAACGTCACGCCGATCGGCTGGGTCGCGCCAGTCTCCGGTTTGAAGCCGACCGGGCCAGGCAGCGACGTGACCGGCGCACCCGCCACCGGCGGTGACGGCGATCCGGCCGGACCACCTGGCTCCGACGCCCCTTCCGTCTGACAAGGAACCAACCGATGAGCGATATCACCGCTGCAGCCGCAGCGACGCCGCCGGCTGCCGATCCCGCCACCACTCCGCAGACCGCCGCAGGGACCGACCAGGGTGCCGCGGCCGTGACCGACAGTGGGACTGCGGTCACGGCCGCGGCAAATCCCGCTCTGGCCGCGACCGTCGTCGATCTCGCGGCGCCGGACGCCAACGCGGAACCCGATCCGCCCTCCGAACGGGAACTGGCGCATGCGGCGCTGAAGGCACGCCTGCACGGCATCCGCACGCAGGCCCTCTCCGGCAAGCGACAGAACGACCTCAACCAGGTCGCCGACGCCGTGGCCGGCTTGGCCCAGGTGCTGATCGACGAGATGGGCTGATCGGGCCATGCAGCTCGTCAGCCTCGACACATTCCGGGCGGAAGGTCGGCGTCTCGATCCCACGCGCACGGGCGTCCTCGGCTTCCGGCCGAGCAAGGACGCCGGCGGCGTCTTCCGCGTCAGCACGGTCGAGCCGAAGGCCATGGACGCGGGCACCCGCACCATCCGGTTCTGCTTCTCGGACGGCAGCGTCGACCGGATGGGCGACACGATCGATCCGAACGGCTGGCGGATCAACGACTTCATGGCCAACCCGGTCGCGCTCTGGGCCCATGACAGCTCGGCGCCTCCGATCGGCCGCGCCAGCAACGTGCTGGTCGAAGACGATCGGCTGATGGGCGACATCACCTTCGCTGACCTCGAGACCTACGCTTTCGCCGACACGATCTACCGGCTGTTGCTCGGCAAGTTCGTCAACGCGGTCTCGGTCGGATTCCTGCCGGTCGAATACAAGTGGGCCGACGACGAGGATGGCAGGCCCTGGGGCATCGACTTCAAGGTCCAGGATCTGCTCGAGATCAGCGTCTGCCCGGTGCCGGCCAACCCGAACGCGCTCAACGAGGCCCGGTCGAAGGGCATCGACACGCGACCGCTCGTCGAATGGGCGGAGAAGGCCCTCGAGGGCGGCGGCAAGATCATCATCCCCCGCGGCGAGCTCGAGGCACTCCGCAAGGCCGCGGCCGAGCCGAAGCGCCACCGGCATGGCCACGCGCCGGCGCCGAAGCCATTCGAGCCGGGCTGGCTCAAGGATCTCGCCGCCTCGTTGAAGCCCCTGCTGCGCGACGGCGACGGCCTGTCCGAAACCGACCCCGCATCGGGCGGCGTCCTTGTCGCAACCTGCGGCCGCACCGCGGAAGAGGAATGCGGCCTCATCAATCCACAGGAGTGTGCGGTCCACATGGCCCAGGAAACCGAAGACAAGCGGGTCGCCCGCCTCGTTGCCCGCGGCGTTCGCGCCGAAATGAAGCGCCTCGGCCTCGTTCGGTCCGCCGCGAAGCCGCGTCGGCGCGATGCTGCCGACGGCGATCCCGACGAGATGAAGCCGGAGCACGAGGAGTGTATCCGCCGCGCCCTCGACCACCTCGATCAGGCCGATGCCTGCTTCAAGGCCGCCGACGAGCACTACGACGCCGGCGACGACGCGCACCAGGAGGCCCTGGACCACCACCAGGCCGCGATGGACGAGCTGGAGACGGTGCGCGACGCGCTCGGCGAGGATCCCCCCGACGACACGGCTGCGCCGAGCGACGGCGTCGGCGACGACGGGGAGGCGCGGCGCCTGCGCCGCCTGCGCCGCCTGGCGGCACAGCATGCCGACTGAATAACGGCCCAATCCCGGGCTGGCCTACCCGACCCTTAGGCAAGGTCGCTGCAGCGCCGTGATGGCGCCGCTTTCCCACAGATGGAGCCGTCTTTCATGTCCACGCTTGCTGAACTGAAGGCCGCGCGCGGCGTGGCGATCGACGCCCTCGCGACCCTTACCAAGGATGCCAAGGCCTTCGCCAGGAAGGAGGCGGAGATCAAGGAGCTCGACGGCGAGATCGAGCGCACCCTCGCCGCCCAAGCCGCAGCCGCGCGCCTGGCGCGCCCGACCGGCACCGACGGTGGTCCGCAGGGCGATCAGGACCCGAACAAGTTCAAGAACATCGGCGAATTCCTCCGCTCGGTGGTGCGGTTCCAGACCGGCCGTGGCATGGACAAGCGCCTCGAGGCGGTAAGCCGCGCCCCGACGGGCATGGGCGAGACCGATCCGTCGGGCGGCGGCTTCCCGATCCCGCCGGACTTCTCGACCGACATCCTGACCAAGGTCTACGACATGGGCGAGCTGCTGAAGCGCGTCCGCCGGGTGCAGATCAGTCCGACCAGTAATTCCATCAAGCTGCCCGGCATCGACGAAACCAGCCGCGTCACCGGCAGCCGCTGGGGCGGCGTGCAGGCCTACTGGGTGGCGGAAGGCGATGCCGTCACCGCCGCGAAGCCGAAGTTCCGCGTCATCGAGCTCGACCTCAAGAAGCTGATGGCCGTCTGGTATATCACCGACGAGTTGCTGAACGACGCACCCGCGCTTGCCAGCATCGCCAACCAGGCGTTCTCCGAGGAACTGACGTTCATGCTCGAGGACGCGATCTGGGAGGGTACCGGTTCCGGCCAGCCCCAGGGCATCCTCAACGCGGCCTGCGCGATCAGCGTGGCCAAGGAAACCGGCCAGGCGGCGGCGACACTGCTCTACCAGAACCTGCTGAAGATGTGGTCGCGCATGTGGGCGCGCTCGCGCTTCGAGGCCGTCTGGTTCATCCAGCAGGACGTCGAACCGCAGCTCTACGCCCTCAACTCGGTGATCGGAACGGCCGGTGTCCCCGTCTACATGCCGCCCGGCGGCATCTCCTCGGCGCCCTACGCCACGCTGTTCGGCCGCCCGGTGATCCCGATCGAATACGCCTCCACGCTCGGCACCGTGGGCGACATCGTGCTGGCCGACATGAGCCAGTACGTCGTCGCCGACAAGAACACCATGGAGCAGGCGACCAGCATCCACGTGCAGTTCCTGACCGACCAGACGGCGTTCCGGCTCACCTACCGCGCCGACGGCCAGCCGATCTGGAACAGCGCACTGACGCCGTTCAAGGGCACCAATACGCGCTCGCCCTTCGTCACGCTGGCAGCCCGCTAAGCGACGGCGCCGCGCGCGCCGGCCGCCTTTCCATTCCACCATAGGCCCGGGTTCGCCCGGCCAACGGAGAACACCCCATGCCCCGCAACTGGCGCTTCTGGATGAACCTGCAGCCGGTCTCGCTGCTGAAGCCGGCGGCCGATTCCGCCGGCCGGACCTCGACCTATCTCTCGCTTGCCAACTCCCACAAGGCGACGATCGTTTTCTACATCACCCAGGGCAACGCCGCGACAATCCTGCTCTCGCCTCTGCAGGCGAAGGACAGTTCGGGCACCGGCAGCAAGGCCATCACCGCCGCGCCGATCGCCGTCAACCTCGACTGCGACACGACGCCGTCCGACGCGCTGACGCTGGTGGCCGCCGCGGCGACCTACACGACGGACGCCGGCGTCAAGACGAAGCTGGTCATGTTCGAGATCGATCCGGCCGAATGCATGGACATCAACAACGGCTTCAACCACATCGGCGTCTCCACCGGCGCCAGCAACGCGGCCAACGTCACCTCGGCCATCCTGGTGAACGGCCCGCTGCGGTTCCAGCAGGCCGCGCCGCCCACCACCAACGCCTGACCCAGCGGCGCCACCGGCGCTGCTTGACCGACCTGCGGGGCCGGCCTCGGCCGGCCTCCGCGACCCCGCCTGACCGCCGCCCAGCGGCACTGCATGAAAGGCTGCATCAATGGCCACTTCTGTTCGGTCCCGCCGCAACTCCATGGGCGACGTCACGATGTTCTACGATGCGAACACGCACGAGACCATCACCTACAATAACCCCTGCGAGCTGCACGAGGACTTCGTCGGCCCAGGGCATACCACCATTCCGACCGCCGGCTCGCCGTCGGCTGGCTATCCGTGGGTGCAGAAAATTGTCGGTTCCGGGCCGCCGACCGTCGGACCGGTATCGAACTATGCAGGCGGCCTGGTGCGTGCGGCGCTGACCTCGACGTCGGAGAAGGAGGACGCGGCGCTCTATGCCAACGACGCGTTGAACTGGGACGTCACCAAGGGCCTGATCTTCGAGGCTAGGGTGGCAATGCATGTCGTGCCCAGCGCGGCGGCGGTCGAGATGGTATTCGGCCTGCAGTCCGCCTGGATCGATGGGCCGGACAATGCGAGCTACTACGTGCAGTTCCAGGCGCTGGCGTCCGGCCTGATCAACATGCGCACGAAGGATGGCGTGAACACGATCTCGAAGGCGACATCTGTCACTCTTGTGGCGGACGCCTTCCACATCTTCCGCATCGACTGCAGCGACGTGACGGACATCAAGTTCTTCATCGACGGCGTGCAGCAGAGCGCCAACAACGCCCTATCGTTCGCCGCCACCGGCGCAAGCGCCATCCTGCAGCCCTACTGCTCGGTCTACAAGGCGAGCGGCACCGGCGTCGGCTCGCTCGACATCGACGCGCTGGCGATGGCGATGAACCGCTCCTGAGCGCCGTAGTCTGACAGGAGGCCGGTCCCATGGCGCTCACCCTCGATCTCGAGTCGCTCCCCGCCACCATCGCCAACGGCACGTCGCTGTCGCCGGCGATTGCGATCGGCGCGAAGGGCTTCTGCGGCATCGTCATGCCGGCCGCCTGGACGGCCGCGCCGATCACGTTTCAAGTGAGCTCCGACGGCACGACCTGGAACGAGCTCTTCGACATGGCCGGAAACCCGGTGATGGTGGCATCCGCCAGCGCGGCCGCCGGGCAAACCGCCATGGTTGATCGCGACCTCCTGCGCGGCGCGGTGTTGTTCAAGCTGCGCAGCGGAACGGTTGGCTCGCCGGTCAACCAGGCCGCCGATCGCGTGCTCGGTATCCTGGTGCGGTCCGAGCTGTGGTAATGCGCACGGGCACTTATGTGACGCGCGACCTGCCCGCGCCAGTCACGCGTCGGCCGCCGCCGGCCACGACCGCCGCCAAGCCTGGCACCGGCAAGGAACCCAAGCCGCCGGCGAAGGGGTAGGCGATGAGCGGCGCCGTCTTCCTCTACCGCGATCGCGGCACGCTGCGGGCGACGTCGCTCGACGTCACCGTGCCACCGGCCGAGGAGCCGGTCGGCCTTCCGGTGGTCAAGCAGCACCTGCGCCTCGACACCGACGTCGACGACACCCTGCTGACCACCTATGCGACGGTCGCCCGCATGATGGTGGAGTCCTACCTCAACCGGGTGCTGGTCACTCAAACGCTGACCTGGACCGTGCAGGAGGTCGACCCTCGCCGCACCGAGGCACTGCTCTGGATGCCGACCACGCTCGAGCTGCCCCGCGGCAAGGTTCAGTCGGTGACCTCGGTCACGACGCGCGACGCCACGGGCGCTGATACGGTCCTCGACCCGTCCAACTACACGGTCGACCTCAACCTCGCTCCGGCCCGGCTGCGGGTCACCTACGGGTCGGTCGTCGGCGAGGTCATGCATGTGCAGATCGTCTATGTCGCCGGCTATGGCGCCGCGGCCGACGTGCCGCCGCCGATCCAACAGGCGATCCTGATTATGACGACCTTCATGTATGAGAACCGCGGCGACACCGATGGCGAATTGCCCCGCGCTGTCGAGTGGCTATGCGATCCCTACCGCATCCACTCATTCGGCGGCTGACCAGTGAATCACGGCGAGTACGGCCTCAGCGAACTGCGCTGGCGCGTGAGCCTTGCCAAGCGCAACCAGGCGCCGGCGCAGTCCGGTAACGGCGTGGACGAGACCTTCAGCGTCGTGGCACAGGCCTGGGCGGCGGTCGAACCGGTGGGCGGCCTGACCTTCTGGAATTCGACGCAGACCGACTCGCCCGTGACCCATCACGTCGTGCTGCGCTGGGTCGACTACATCGACAACACCTTCGCCGTGCTGCGGACGACCACGACGCCTGGCGGGAAATTCCGGAACGAAGTGTTCCGGGTGCGCCGTGTCGGCGAGTGGGGCGGACGCAAGCGATTCACCATCCTGGACGTAGAATTCGAGGCGGTGGCCTGATGTTCAAGCTCAAGGTGACCGTGTCGAGCGGAGCCTTCGTGGTCGAGAAGAAGCTGCTGCGGAAGGTACTGCGCCAGGAAGGCAACAAGGTTGCCGCCACGGCACGGATGCTGCTGCGGAGCAAGGCCGGCGGCGGACGGGTCTACGGCCGGCACCAGGCCAGCGCACCGGGCGAGCCGCCGGCCCTTCTGTCAGGCAAACTGGCCCGGTCGATCGTGGTCCGCATGTTCAAGAGTGGCGAGGGCGTGGCGATCCGCTCCCGCGAATTCTACGCGCTGTTCCTCGAAAAAGGCGCAAAGGGCGGCGGCAACGTGCGCGGCGGGGCGAAGTTCACGTTAAAGAGCCGGCTGAAAAAGCGCCTCAAGGGCGAGGGCGTCCTCCGGCAGACGGCTTCCTCCAAGCGGCTATCGACGCGCGTGCTCGAGCCCCGGCCGTTCCTCGACGTGGCGCTCGATAGGAACCAGGCGCAGATCGGGCCGCGCCTGCGCGATGCGTTCGTCCAAGGGATCGCGTTCCGAAAGGGGGCCAAGCCGCGATGAGAATCGATGCCGTGGTCGCGCAGCTTCGGCTCTATGCCCCGGTCTTCGGGGGGCGGGTCGCAGGAGCGGCGGAGTTCGCCGGCGGTGTGTCGGACCAAACCTGGATGGCCTCTCCCGCGGCGTATGTGCTGCCGCTGGACGAGGAGGCCGGCGAGAACGACAGCAACGACGGCCTGTATCAAATCGTCGCCGAACGGGTGGGCGTGGTGCTGGCGCTGGACAACAGCGCCGACCGCCGAGGGCAGAGCACGGCGACGCAACTCGGCGGCCTGCGGGCGGCGGTCTTCGCGGCGCTGCTGAACTGGCGGCCGGACCCGAATTCGCAGGTCAGGGGCTACGCCTATGGCGGCGGCCGGCTGCTCGACATGGACCGGGGCCGGCTGTTCTACCAGTGGGAATTCGTGATCGCGACGACGATCACCGACGATGACGGGTGGCAGCCGCCGAGCGTGCCCCTGACCGAAATCGATCTGGTCATCACCGACGAAACGACGAAGGTCCAACGCGCCGACGTGCGCGTCGAGTTGCCCGAGGAATGAGCGAGGTCAGCATGTATATCAAGCCGCGCGAAGGCTTCGTGATCCCCGACCGCGACCGGCGGGATTACCTGCCGGCCGAGGGGCGGGAGGTTCCGAGCACGGATTATTGGAACCGCCGCTTGCGGGATGGCGACGTCGTGATCGCCGCGCCACCGGAGCCCCCTGCCCCGCCGCCGGCGCCACCGGAGCCCCCTGCCCCGCCGCCGGCGCCGGCGGCGGACCCCGAGCCGCACGCCGCGTCCTGACCCCGGAGCGCAAATCATGACGATCTCGTTCAAGTATTTCCCGGCGACGACGATCCGCATCCCCGGCATCTTCGCCGAGTTGGATGCGACGCGAGCAAACACCGGCCAGCCGGTACAACGCGGCCTGATCATCGGCCAGATCAACACCGGCTCGGTGATGCCGACGGGGTCGCCGATCATCTGCGAAGGGGTCGAGGTCACCGCCGCCAACGCGGGCAACGGCTCGATGCTGGCCCTGATGGTGCAGCAATGGCGGCAGGTCGATCCGTTCGGCGAGCTGTGGCTTCTGCCGCTGGCGGACGACGGGTCTTCGGTGAAGGCGACCGGCACGGTCCAGATCACCGGGGCGCCGACGGCGGCAGGGACGTACTGCCTCTATATCGCCGGTCAGCTGGTGCAAACCGGCGTCACGTCGACCATGACCACGGCCAATGTCGCGACGGCCCTGGCGGCGGCCGTGACCGCGAACCCCGGCCTGCCGGTCACGGCTGCCGCAGTGTCCAGCACGGTGACCTTCACGGCCAAGAATGGCGGAGCGGCCGGCAACGATATTCAGCTAACCGAGAACTTCCTCGGCGCCGCCGGCGGCCAGTTCATGCCGACGAGCATGACCACCACCGTCACGGCGATGGCGAGCGGCGCGACGAACCCGAGCCTCACGACGCCGCTGCTCAACCTCGCCAACATGACCTTCGATTTCATCGCCCTGCCGTACAACGACGCCACGTCCTGCACGTCGATCAACAACCTGCTGAGCGACGCAACCGGGCGGTGGTGCTGGTCGCAAATGCTGTTCGGACAGGCCTTCAACGCCTATCGCGGCACGCTCGGCAGCCTGACCACCTTTGCCGCGACGCAGAACGGCGACCACCTGGCGACGATGGGGTTCAATGCCTCCATGTCGCCATACTGGCTGTGGGCGACCGCCTACGCGGCGGCGGTGGCGGTGTCGGCCAGGGCGAACCCGGTGCAGCCGATCACACAAATCGCCCTGCCGGGCATATGGGCGCCGCTGGTGCAAAACCGCTTCGTGCCGTCAGACCGCGACACGCTGCTGCATGAGGGCATCAGCACCTATGTCGCCGGCAACGACGGGACGGTCTACATCGAGCGGGCCTGCACCAACTACCAGTTCAACGCCACCGGGGCGCCTGACAATTCATGGCTCGACGTCGAGACCGGGTACACGGCCATGGCCTCGATCCGTGACTACCAGACGTTCCTTGCGGCGAATTTCTCCCGCAAGGTGCTGGTCAGCGACGCGACACGCGTCGCTGACTCCACCACGGTCACCACGGCCGCGGCCATCGCCGCCGCGGTGCGGTCGCGCTACCGGTGGCAAGAAAAATTCGGCTGGGTACAGAACAGCGACACGGTCTGCCCCACGATCACCGCCGAGGACGACGGGAACGGGCAGGTCCGGGTGCTGCTGCCGGCGGACTACGGCAACCAGCTCCGCCAGATAGCCATCCTTGTCGACTTCGTGAAATCCTGACGGGGGAGCCTGACCCATGGCAACCAACCGCCGCCTTGCCGGGATCGCGCAAATTGCGATCGATGGCACCAACTACGATCTCGTCGGCGAGGTCATCTGGTCGCCGTCCGACCGCAAGCGGGAAACGCTGGTCGGCGTCGACAAGGTCCACGGCTACTCGGAACAGGTTGTCGCGGGCTTCATCGCCTGCAAGCTGCGCGACAACGGCGCGACCGCCGCCTATTCGTTCCAGCAGATGACCGACGTCACCGTGCAGCTGACCTTGGCGAATGGCAAGGTCGTCGGTGGCAACGGCATGTGGAACACTGACGCGGTCGAGGTCGAGAACGCCGAAGGCACCTTCGCCGTGCGCTTCGAAGGCGACTCGGTCAGCGAAGACCTGGCGACCTCGTCATGAGCGACCGCGCCACCGCGCCGGCGGAGCTTCCGCCGACGAAGACCATGGAACTCGACCCGCCGATCACCTTCGGCAATAAGACCTATGACCGGCTCGATCTGCATGAGCCGTCGGCCGCGGCCTGCGACAAGGCGACGTCGGAGCGGTCGCCGATCCGGGTGATGATCATCCTCGTCTCGCTGGTGTCGACGTGGCCGTCGGGCGCGGTGGAAAAGCTGCCGATCTCGAAGCTGATGGAGGCCGGCGAGTACTGCATGGCTTTTTTCAAGGATGGCCCGACAACTGGCGAGAGTTAAGGGCCGATCTGGCGAAGTTCTTCGGTTGGTCGCCATCTGAGGTCGGGGCCTTGACTGGCACGGAGTTGGTCTGGTGGGCCGGAGAAATGAACAGGATCGCGACGGCACTGCGGAGTGAGCGGGATGAGTAACGGCTTTTCCGTCACGATTACCGCTGTCGACCGCGCGACGAAGTCGATCGACAACGTCAACAAGCGGCTCGCCGCGATGATGGCGCCGGTGACCAGGCTGCAGAAGGCCTTCGGCAAGTTCGGCGACCTGACCGGGATCAACGCTCTCGGCCGCGGGCTGGCGAGCCTCGCATCCTTCGCCGCGCGTGCCGGGCGCAGCCTGTTGTCGATCGTGGCGCCCCTCGGTGCGATCACCTCGGCGATCAGCATCGCCGGCATGGCGCGAATGGCCGAGACGTGGTCATCGTTCGCGCAACGGCTGGGCTTCGATGCAACCCGGATCGGGATCGCCGCCGGGCAATTGCACGCCCTGCAAGGGGCGGCGCGGCTGGCGGGCGCCTCGGGCGAGGCCTTGACCTCGGGAATGCGGAACCTCAACGACACCTTGACCGAAGCCGCCGGCGGGCGGAACGCGGAAGCCGTGGTGATGTTCCGGACCCTCGGGGTCGAGTTTACCACCATGAACGGCACCGCCCGGCGCGCTGTGGACGTGCTGCCCGACGTCGCCAACGCGATCGCCAGGATCAGGAACCCGGCGCTGCAAGCCCGTGCCGCGACCTCGCTGTTCGGTGGGGCGGCCGAGGACTTGCTGCCGTTCCTGCGGAAGGGCGCGGCGGGGCTGAAAGAGTACACCGAACTCGCCCGCCGGTATGGCGTGATCACCGAGGATGGCACCCGGATCGCCGGCGCGATGCGGGAGGCACAAACCCGGCTCTCCCTGTCCTGGGAAGGCCTGGGCAACGTGGTGTCGCAGCGGGTGGCGCCCGTGCTGACGGACCTGTTCACCTTCATGGCCGAGTGGCTGCTTCGCAACCGCGACCGGATCGTCGCCATCGTTGACGCGGTGGCCAAGGCGTTTTCGAACTGGGCCAAGAACGGCGGCATGGACCGGCTGCTCGCGCTGGTCGATCGGATCGCAACCAAGGTCGCTAACATGACGATGCCGACCTGGCTGCAGAAGATGCTCGGCGTCTCCGACGATCAGGGGAGCGGCGCCGGCGGTGGTTCGGTCGGTGCGGGCGATAACCCCTATGCGGATTGGCCGAGCATCGTGCCGAACTCGGTCAACGGGTTTTCGTCGGTGCCAAACGATTTCGGGCTGCCGCAATACCAGGCGCCGCCCGAGGCGACGAACCTGAGCAAGAACGGCAAGGCGAAGGCGATCTTCGACCAGCTGGTCGGGCTGGGCTGGACGCAGGCAGCGGCAGCCGGGGCGGTGGCGAATTTCGACCGGGAATCGGGCTTCGATGAAATGCAGGTCGGGGACAACGGGAGGGCCTACGGGCTCGGCCAGTGGCACCCCGACCGGCAGGCGAATTTTCAGCGGGTGATCGGGCGGCCGATCCAAGGGTCGAGCCTCGCCGATCAGGTTCGGTTTTTCGATTGGGAGGCGCGCGGCGGCGACAAGCAATTCGCGGCGATCAACGCGCCTTCGATCACGTCGCCTTCGGTGGCCGGACGCCAGATCAGCGCCGCCGGCGAGCGCCCGGCCGACCGGATCGGCGAGGCCATGATCCGCGAGGGCATGGCGCGCGAGTGGTACACCAGCCTGACGCGCGGCGGTGACCCGTCGGCCGGCGGCATCTTTGTGCCGGGGGCGTGGCCAGCGCCGGGGGCGCAGAACGCCGGCACCGTCAAGGTCGAGATCGTGAACAAGAACGCGCCGCCCGGCACGACGATGCGGACGACGACGACGGGGCCGGTGCAGGCATCGGCCAGGGTTGAAACGGCTATGCCGTCGGCTGGTAGCGAGCCGTGAGCGGCACCAACAGCATCGTCGAAAGCCTGATCCCCTGTTCGTTCCGGGGAATCCCCTTCGGGCTGAACGCCATCACGACGAAGACGGCGCGGGCGACCGCGGTGCATCGCTACCCGTTCAAGGATAAGCCGTGGGTCGAAGACCTCGGCGCCGGCCTGACGGTCTTCTCGGTGTCGGGATTCTTCGCTGACAAGTCGGGCGGCCTGCTCGCCATGGTGGCCCGCGACGCCCTGGCGCTGGCGGTGAAGACGGCCGGGCCGGGCATCTTCACGCACCCGACGCTGGGGGTTTTTCAGTGCTCGGTGCTGTCCTTTTCCTCGGTGGAGAGCAAGGACGCCATCGGGGCGTTCCCGTTCGAAATGGAGCTCTGCGAAAGCACCTCGGGGCCGGACTATCCGACGCAGACCGGCAGCACGTCGGGCAGCCTGAGCCTGTCATCGCTGAACGTGCTTTCCGCCGCCGGGTCGGACTTCGCCTCGACGGCCCTGACCTATACGGGGCTCGGGGCGGCCGTGCTGGAAACCGCACCCGGTGTGCTGGCAGCATGGTCGGCGGTGCCGGCCAGCCTGACCAGCACGGCGCAGTCGATCATGGGGTCGGTGGTGGGGCTGGGGGACAGTTTCGGGCGATATGCCGACGGCAACACCTTGACGGCCGCCCCGGATGGCTCAACGCCGTCCAGCCTCGTGTCGGCCGCCTTGGCGAACCAGTCCGCCATGCAGACGACTATCAGCACGTCGCTGGCGAGCGCGGCGAGCGGGGTTCCGGCCAATGTGTCGGCCGCGGCCGTGGCGATCAGTGGCGCCGTGCTGGCGAGCGCGAACGACCCCGGCGACCAAATCGACCTGCTGATGCCGATGGCACAGTACTTCGTCACGGCGACGACGGTCGGCGGTAACCTCGGTGCCGGGATCGCCGCGATCGAGGCCGCCGCCGCCGCACTGGCGCGGGTGTGCGCGCTGGCGCAGCTGGGGATCGCGGTCAGCAACTACGCCATGACGTCGTACGATGAGGCGGTCGCCTTGCAGCAGGAAGTCGTCGCCCTATACGACGCCGAATTGCAGGCCGCTTCCGATGACCAGCGAGACGCGACCTTCACCGCCCTGTATGACCTGCGGGCGGCGGTGAACGACTACTTCACCGCCCTGGCGGCGACGTTGCCGGCGACCGAGCAGATCACCTTGCAGGGCAGCTTGCCGGCGCTGGTGATCGCGCAACGGCTCTACAATGACGCGACCCGCACGCCCGAACTGATCGCCCGCGCCAACCCGCCGCACCCGGCTTTCATGCCAACCACCTTCACCGCCCTGTCGTCATGAGCGGGACGGTCCCGGCCGGCGCGGCGGCGCCTGGGAATGACGAGGTGACGATCCAGACTGCCGGGCAGACGATTGGGGGCTGGGAATCGATCCGGATCACGCGAGGCGTTGCCCTGATGCCGCCGGACTTCGAACTGCAGATGACCGAGAAAAGCGGCAGCACCACGGTCATCGCGCAGCCGGGCGATCCGATTGTTGTCATGATCGGCGGCACGCCGATTCTGACCGGTTATGTCGACCGCATCGCCCCGTCGATTGGAGCCGAGGGGCATGAGGTCTATTTGACCGGCCGGGGGATGTGCGAGGATCTTGTTGATTGTGCCGCGATCTGGCCGAGCAACCAGATCGTGCAGACTTCGGCTCTCGACATTGCAACGAAGCTCGGCAAGCCCTACGGCATCAAAGTTGCGAGCACCGCTGGACCAGGCGCGACGGTCAACCAGCTGAATATCAACCTCGGCGAATCGTCGTGGGACATTATCGAGCGGGTGACGCGGTATTCCGGCCTGCTGGCCTACGAAATGCCCGACGGCAGCCTGCGGCTGGCAACGGTGGGGCAGACGGTGCATTCCTCGGGCGCGACGCAGGGGGTCAACGTCGAAGCGGCATCGGCGGTCTTCTCGGTCGACCAGCGTTTCAGCGAGTACCGGGCGACGGTTTTCAGCTTCGACCGCTTCTCGGACCTTGGCACCGGCGGCAACACCATCGCCGTCGTCAAGGACACCACGCTGCGGCCGGGCTTCGGCGGCGCACCCCGGTTCCGGCCGCGGTATGTGGTGAGCGAGCAGATTCAGAACGGAGTCAATCTGGCCGAGGTTCGGGCGAAGTGGGAACTTGCCCGGCGCTACGGCCAGTCGAATGCGCTGCACGTCGAGGTCGATAGCTGGCGGGACGCGTCAGCGCAGCTTTGGTCGCCGAACTGGCTCATGCCGTTGAACGTGCCGGCCTGCCGAGTGACCGGCCAGACCTGGCTCATCGGCGCGGTGTCGTTCACCAAGAACCTGCAACGCGGCACAATCGCGGCGCTGTCGCTGATGCCGCCTCAAGCCTTCCAGCCTGAGCCGGTGTTCTTCAACTCGCTGGCCTGGGATGTGGCGCGCGACCTCCAAACGCAGAACAACGCCAAGGGCGGGTCGGGCGCGCCGTGAGCCTGGCATCGATCGAGCGGCTGTACCGGCGGGTGCGGATGGCCCTTGCACCGGGGCGGGTCACGGCAACGAACGACGCCGGGACGGTGCAGAAATTGCAGATCACGCTCGGCGACGGGCAGGTCGTCGATGCCGTGCCGGCGGTGTACATCTACGGGCTGGCGATGCGGCCGCATCCTGGCGCCGACGTGGTGTTCCTGGCGAACGGCGGGGACCGTGGCGACGGCTGCATTGTGGCGGTCAACGACCAACGGTATCGGCTGACCGGGCTGGCGGAGGGCGAGGTCTGCCTGCACGACGATATCGGGCACAAGGTCTACCTATCGCGCAGCGGCATTGTGATCGACGGCGGCGGCCAGCCTATCGTGATCCAGAACACGCCGACGACGACGCTGGCGGGCGACCTGCATGTGAGCGGCGAGGTGATCGCGAAGTACGGGACCACCGGGTCGGTGTCGATGACAGGGCACAAGCACAAGCAGGGCGACGATAGCAACGGCGACAGTGAGGACGACACCGACGCGCCGACCGGGGGAACCTGAGCCATGGACATTGCCCTTGTCATGGACCCCACGCAGCTGCGCGGTGATTGGCAGATGGCCGGTTCCGACCTGCTGTCCGGGGCCGATCTCGAGACGGCCGTTCTGGTGTCGCTGTTCACCGACGCATGGGCCGGTGCCGATTTCACGCCGCCGGATGGCTCGGCGGACCTGCGGGGCTGGTGGGCCGACACCTACACGGGCGACCCCATCGGTTCGCGGCTGTGGACGCTGGAACGGGCGACGAAGACGCAAGCGACGCTGAACCTTGCGATCCAGTATGCCAACGAAGCGCTCGCGTGGCTGGTGACGGATGGCCTTGCCGCGTCGGTGGCAGTGTTCGCCGAGTGGCAGGGCGACGAAGGGGCCTTCCTCGCCATGTCGATCACGATCACCGAGCCAAGCGGGCAGGTGACGGTATTCCAGTATGGCTCGGTCTGGTCGGAGATCAATTAGATGCCGTTCTCCCGTCCATCGTTGACTGCGCTGCAAACGCAGGCAATTCAGGACATTGTATCGCAGCTGACCGGCGGGGCATCGCTGCTGCGGCGGGCCATCCTGCGGGCGGTGTCGTGGGCGCAAGCTGGGCTGTCGTCGCTGCACTACGGGTTTCTCGACTGGATCGCGCAACAGGCAGTGCCCTTCACCGCGACCGACGAATTTCTCTATGCCTGGGGCGCGCTCAAGAACGTGTACCCAAAGCCGGCCGTGCCGGCGGTCGGCAGCGCGACGTTCACGGGGGTCAACCTGACCTTGCTTCCGGCCGGCACGCCGGTCGTGCGAGCCGATGGGTTCACCTATTCGGTGCTGACGTCCGAACCGGTGTCCGGTGGCACCGTGACGGTCGGCATCGTGGCGGCCGTCGGTGGTGTGCTCGGCGATGCCGATAGCGGAACCGCCGTCACGCTCGGCGTGGCGATCGCCGGCATCAATTCGAGCGGCAGCACAGGCACAGTCAGCGGCGGTGCGGACCCTGAGATGGACGCAGCTTTTAGGGCCCGGATGCTTCTGGCCTACCAGGCCCCGCCGCAGGGTGGGGCGCTAGCCGACTACGTCGAGTGGGCGCTTGCCACGCCGGGGGTCACGCGGGCATGGATCACGCCGCTCGGCGACGGGCCGGGGTCGGTGGTGGTCTACCCGATGTTCGATATCTCCGAGGCCGCATACAACGGCTTCCCGCAGGGGACGAACGGCGGCGCCAGCCTGGAAACCCGGATCGCCCCGGCGACCGGCGACCAGCTTGCAGTCGCAAATGCCATCTACCCGGTGCGGCCGGTGACGTCGCTCGTTTATGTCGCGGCGCCGGTGGCATACCCGGTGAACGTGACGATCAACGGCCTCGGGTCGATCAGCACCGCCACGCAGGCCGCGATCTCGGCCGCCCTGGCGAGCGCGTTCAACCTCTACGCCGCTGTCGGGGGCACAGCGTGGCCCAACCCGGTGCCGACCATGGTCAACGGCACCATGACGCCGAGCCAGCTCGACGCGGCAATCCAGTCGGTGCCAGGGCTGAAACCGTACACGCTGGTGGCACCGAACGGCCTCATCACTGCCCCGACGGGCGAACTGCCGGTGCTCGGCACCGTCACCTATACCTGAGCCGCGGCGATGCCGGTTCCTCAATTCCTGGCGGCTGACTACGCCGAGAAGTTCAAGGCGCTGCTGCCGAGCGGGCGGGTCTGGCCGAAGGACGATTCCTCGGTGCTGTCGAGCGTCTCCGCCGCGCTGATGCCGGCTTATGAGCGGAACAACGACGCGGCGGCCTTCCTGCTGTTTGACGCCTTTCCGGGCCAGTCGGTGCAGCTGCTTCCCGAGTGGGAATCGACGCTCGGGCTGCCCGACCCATGCACGGGGCCGCTTGCGACGATCCAGCAACAGGACGCGGCGGTCCTGGCGAAGTTCGTCGGCACGGGTGGTCAGTCGCCAGACTACTTCATCGCGGTCGCCGCTGCGCTGGGGTGGACGATCACGATCACCGAGTTCTTGCCCTTCGAGGCCGACGTCGGACACGCGGAAGATCCGCTGTGGGACGAAAGCGGCGCCTACACCTGGCAGGTCAATGCGCCGCTGGTCACGACCTATTGGTTCGAGGCCGACGTGTCGAGCGCGGACTCGCCGCTGGCAAGCTGGGGCAACCTGCCGCTGCAATGCACGCTGCAACGGATCGCGCCGGCACATACCTACCTGCTGTTCGCCTATTCCTGAGAGGTCGCCAGATGGTTTTTCGTTGCGATGAAACCAACAACGCGGCGAGCCTGCCGGCGCCGCCATCGGCTGGCACGGAGGGCTATTTCCAGCCGCCGAACCCCGGTTCCGGCACCACGCCCGTCATCGTGCGGGCGTGGTGGCTCAACATGGTGCAGGAGGAATTGCGGGCGATCGCCGTGGCCGGCGGGCAGGTGCCGAGCAAGACGAACAACGCGCAGGTGCTGGCCGCCCTCAATGCCCTGTATGCCCCGCTGTCGGGCGCACGGGTGAAGCTGAATTCGCCGCTTTCGCTCTATGTCAACCAGTCGACCGGCAACGATACCAACGCCGGCACAAGCCTCTCGCCGTTCAAGACGCTGCAGCACGCCGCCAACGTGGTGATGCAAAGCCTCGATTTGAACGGCCAAACTGTCGTCATCAACTTTGCCCACGGCACCGACACCGGAGGCGTGACCTTCCGCGATATGCCGCTTGGCTGCGGTAGCGGCGGCGGAGTGCAGTTCGTCGGCGACACGTCTTCTCCGGGCAGCTGCATCGTGAGCGTGACCGGTGGCAACTGCTTTGTCGCCGGAGCCGGCACCACCATCAGCATCAGCGGGTTCCATCTGGCGGCGACCGCCGGCGGCTCGGGGATCACCGGCTGCGGGCTGGTGGGAAACCAGGCGTCCTCGATCTCGTTCGATCACTGCGAATTCGACGCCTGCGCCACCGCGCACATGTATGCGACCTCGGGCGCGATTATCCAGTCGAACGGCGCCCCCTATGCGATCACGGGCGATTCCGCACCGACGCCCGAACACATCCTCGTCAGCGGCGGCGGCGGCGTATCGGTGGCCGGCAGCACGGTCACCATCGGGTCGGCGCGAGCCTTCACGGACTTTGTTGCGTCGGCGCTGAATTCCTGGGTGATCGCGAACGGCATGACCTTCTCGGGTGCCGGCGTGGCCGGGACCACGGGCGCGCGGTACTCGGTGGTCAAGAACGGTGTCGTCGACACGAACGGCGGCGGGGCAACGTACTTCCCGGGCAACTCGGGCGGAAGCACGGCGTCGGGCGGCCAGTACCTCTGACCCATGGCCTACATCCCCGAAATCTGGACCGGCACGGCGGTTCTGCTGCCGCTCGGGCCGAGCGTGCAGCCGGCGCGGACGGTGCCCTGGCCGCAGTGGGCGACGCCCGCCGGCGGCAGCCCGACGATGCTGCAAGTGCGCTGGCCGCAGAAGGCGGTCGACGCCGTGCTCGACTACGGCCTCGACCTGACCGGCGAGCTCGCCGCGCTGGGCGACACCATCAAGACAGCGACCGTGAGCGCGGACCAACCGTCGCTGACGATTGGCAACCCCACGGTCGGGGCGACCACGGTCGCGGCGTCGGTCAGCGGTGGAACGGCCTTCATCGATTGCGTGGTGACATGGACCATCGCGACGGCCGGAGGCCGCACCTATGTCGCGGTCGTTCACCTGCTGGTCGTGCCGGATGACGAGTCCGACCTCTACCTGACCGACGGGGCGGGCAACATCCTCGAAGGGCCGGGCGGCGCGGTTCTTCTGGCGGAGTAGCGATCACATGGGCAAGGCAATTTCCTCGCTGCCGGTGGCGGCGCCGCAGCGGGCCTCGGCGGTCGTGCTGGCCGACAACGGGGGGAGCCAGGCCACCGTCGCCCAAGTGCTCGGTCAGATCGAGTTGACCGACCTGCCGCAGGGTATCGCGTCGCCGGGGCAGGCCTTGATCTGGAATGGCGACGCGTGGGCACCGGCAACCGTGCTGACGGCTGTCGTTGCCGCGCTGCCGACCTCGGCGAGCGGCCTGCCGAGCGGGGCCATGTGGAACAACGGCGGCGTTCTCTGCGTCGCACCGTAGCAGCGGAGTAAAGGCACATGCAGAACGTGATCCGGGGCCTCGCGCTCCTGCTGGTGCTTGCCCTGGCGCCGGTGGCCGGCCGCGCACAAGCGAGCTTCACGAACCCCGACGGGTCGCGCTCGCCCGCTTCGGTGGCAGAGATCAAAACTGGCGCCGGCACGTCGGACGCGGTTTCGACGTCCAACCCGATGCCCACGGCGTCGGCCGGGACGGTGGCCGTGGCCTATAGCGGCCCGACCTCGGCCAGCGTGGGGACCAGCTCGGGGACGTTGATCACGGCCGCGGCCTACACGCGGGCGGTGCAAATCTGCACGCTGCCGACCTCGACAAGCAACGTGTGGCTACGCCTGGACGGTGGCACGGCGGCGCCAAATGTCGGCGTGCCGGTGTGGGGCGGAGGGGGCTGCACAAGCATCGGCACCCCTGCCCTGCCGATGCCGACCGGCAATATCACCGCGATCACCGACGGCGGCAGTTCGCAAACTGTGACCCTGGCCGGTGGCTGAACCCATGCGGCGGTTCCTCGCCCTCGCCCTGCTGCTCCTGACCGGCGCCCATGCCTGGGCGCAGTCGGAGGGGCCGGTCAACGCCAACATCGTAGCCAAGGGCGGGTCGGCCGTCCGGACCCTGGCGACGCATTTTGCCGACAACCTCAATGCCGCCGACTTCGGGGCGGTGTCGAACGGCGTCAGCATCACCGCCGCCGCGACGATCACCTCGGGGCAGACCGCCCTCTATGTTCCGGGTGGCAGCTTCACCTCGGCCGACGTGGGCAAATATATCGCCGTGCCGGGGTCGGGGGCGGCCGGCGGGACGCAGTCGACCACGATTGCGAGCGTCACCGACGGCCAGCATATCGGGCTGACCTCGACCGCCTCGAGCACGCTCAACGGCTCGAGCAGCGTGCAAATCCGCTATGGCTCGTCGGACCTGACCGCGGTCAACGCAGCCCTGACGGCTGGCACCGGGTTGCTGCCGGCGGGCGCGACCTGGGTTAGCACCACGCCAAGCGGGAACTTCCGGTTCTGGACCGAACGCAACGGGGTGCTCGCCGACAACGTGGCGCAGCACGCCCGCAACTATGGCAACTGGAACACCGGCAGCACCGGCGCCCCGGATTGGTCGAGCACGCAACAGAACGGCATCAACGGGGCCTTCAACCCGGATTTCAGCAAGTCGATTCTCCCCTGGGAATGGCGGATCGGCTCGTCGGTCCTGACCAGCCAGCCGAGCGGCGCCGGCGCCTATGTCCGCCAGCCGCAGCTTTCGCCGGTATACGGGTATTTCTTCAGCCAGGGCGGCTATAACGTCCAGACCTCGGGCAACGGAACCCGGTCGGGCTTCTCTGCCTATGAAACGAAATTCGACCAGTACGGCCAAGGCGATCTGACCGCCTATGTCTGCAACGGGTTCATCGCGTCGCAGCGGAGCGGCGCGACCTCGTTCCTTGCCTCGCCGGCTGGCGAGTGCGTGGGCGGCCAGATTATTTTCAGCGCCAACGGACAGTACGGCGAATTCATCGGCGACGGCAACCTGACCGACGCCGGGAACGACGTCGCCGCCATCGGCGA